ACATGGCAGTATAATAGTGAGAGTAGTACGACTACAACTGGTTGGAATCTTGCAGGTATAGCTAATGACAATAAAAACTTTAACGTAGGAAGAAGTTGCAATGATGTTACGTTTAGTCCTGATGGGACAAAAGTACAGTATATAGAAAATAATGGTTTAATTTATCAACGAACATTGTCTACTGCTTGGGATATTTCTACGGCTGCTTCAAGTGAACAATTTTTTAATCAATCGTCACAAGACGCTGACCCAAGAGATTTAGTGTGGGGCGATAGCGGTACCAAAGCATACCTTGTTGGTGACCAAAATAATGTAATATATCAATACGATTGCTCAGTTGCTTATGATATACCCTATTTAAGTTATGCTAATAAATCTTATGGTGTAGCGTCAAGACATACTTCACCATATAGTATGGCATGGAAACCTGATGGTACAAAGTATTATACGTTTGGGTATAACGGTAGCACTGTCAGCCAATATACTTGCAGTACAGCATGGGATATTTCTACTTCTTCATTTACAAGTGGTATGAATCCTTTTGCAGGTATAGGTAATGAGGGCGCTTTAGCGGATATACATATAAAGCCTGATGGTACAAAACTTTATATAGTAGGTTCTGACGAAGATAAAATATTTGAATATACCTTTGGTACTGCATGGGATATTTCTACATTAAGTTATAGTGGCAATAGTTATGCTATTGGTTCTATTGGAGGCGCAACTTTAGCTACAGTAGCAAGAGCTTTATATTTTAAACCTGATGGAACAAAAGTTTACATCATAGATTTTTCTCAACAAAAAGTATTTCAGTACAGTACAAGTTTAGCAGTAAATAACTATCAAACAGCAGCAACATGGACAAACGGCACAGTAAATGATGAACTCTACACATTGCAACAAGCCTTGTCGGTAGAGAGCAATCGCATGGACAAGACACAGCTAGACGCTGTTGCAGATGCCAACCATTTCAGTACTGGCTCAAGCCTAGACCTGATGATTGCACTCCGCATGGATACGGCTGCAAATACACTGCCAACTAGCGATGGTGTGACGCTAAATTACGATGCGGCTGCATTGAATGAGGGTGCGGTGCTTGGTACTGACTATGACTTCTTTCACCCTGCTGCCAATAAAGTGCAGATCAAAAGTCTAGCTGCACAGAACCTCAAAGTAAGAGTTGTATAGGAGAAACAGATGTCAAGAGCAAGAGATCTAGCAAGTTTAATGTCGCAGGGAAACCTGCTTCAAGATGGTGTCATAAGCACTACTGAAGTAGATGGCGTTACTGCTACATCTGCAGAACTAAATAAATTAGACGGTGTTACTGCAAACACAGCAGAGTTAAACAAGTTAGCAGGTGTAACTGCTAGTACTGCAGAAATAAATAAACTTACAGGTGTAACTGCTAGTACTGCAGAGATAAATAAACTTACAGGTTTGACAGCTAGTACCACAGAGTTAAATAACGTAGCAGGTATAAACTCTTCTGTACAAGCTCAGATAGACACAAAAGCACCAACAGCTAATCCTACATTTACAGGAACAGCTACTGTACCTACACTATCTATAGGCGGTGTATCTGTGTCTGGAATAGGTACATCAGGGAATCAATTAGTAAAACTAGATGCTACAGGAAAATTACCTGCAATTGATGGATCAAATTTAAGCGGAGTTTCGGCAGGTGTAAGTGCCGCCAAAGCTCATTACTTGGCAACGGCATAAGGAGATAACAAATGGCAAGTGGAAGATTAGCGGCTGCGGTTGTTCCAAGTGGGAGAACTCAGCTAGTTTATACTAATAGTTCTGGTGGTGCAGTATCGGCAACCATATTAACTAAATCATTAGATACTACGACAGATGCAAAGGTATCTATGGCAATAGATAGTGCAACAGTGTCGCCAGAAATAACAAGTCAAATTGATACAACCTCTAGGAATTTTGAAACAACCCCACTTGTATTTTTTAACTCTGGGGTTACTGCTGTAGATGGCGAAATGGTTATGCAAGATAGTACATCTTTTGCAGTAATTAATGATGGTGGCTCACCTTATTCACTTAATGGAAAGTTTTGCACTGCTCCATATCTTATTCCAAATGTAACAGGAGGGGCTAAAGATTTTAATCCTTCTAATAAACATATACCATTTTTAAATTCTAGTACACTTTATTCAGTAGCTCCAGATACTTATGCTGCTGACTATCCTTATCACTGGAAAATACAATGGAATGACAATACACCTGCAACTTATTCATCAAGTCAAAATCTAAACTATACTGGTGAGGCTTTTACTTGTGACTGTTATACAGACAGCAATCCATTTTGGTCGCTAAATAGTTCCCGATATATGGGTTGGGGTTATATATCAAATACAAGTGGGGGTTTTTACGAAAGCCAAGAAAGCAGTAGCTCTTGGTATTATCAAAATGTCGGTGGTTCTTCTCAGCAACATTTTTATAGAACAATGTTAATGGCAAGAGGCGGTGTTCTTGGTTATGGCTCTACAAGCTCTGGTACGGTTAGTTTTCAAATCTATAAAGGTTGGAAAAAGGGCGTAGATAATGTTAATTACCTAAAGCCTGATAATAATACGAGTTCAGGTTATGCGCTAAGAATTAGTTTTACCTCTCAGAACTCAAACTTTGATGGCTCCTCTTTAAAATGGGTTGATTACAATCCTCATGCAGACAAAGTTTATGCTTGTTTTTGGGAAGATGGTGGAGGCGGTTTTGTAATGATGGAAATGGATGGACCTAAATTAGAGGCTCTTTTTAAATCTCATCAAAGTACATCCCAAACAACAAGTTATGCATCAATATCTTCAGCAGTAGCAGGTCTTGGGGACTTAAATCCATTTACTGATATTACACATCTTATGCCATCTGGTTGGGATAGAACAAATAACAACTGGCGAATGTCACCTACATACAGAGTTGCAGATAGACTTTGGTATGTAAACGAAGGTTCATCAGAAAATCCACTTAGTGCAAACAATCATGGTTGGATTACTTCTGATTTTAGAACTTGGACTGAGGTAACAGGAACTTCTTATTTCACTCAAGTTATAGATACTGATACTTCAGTATTTTCGGATGCAGATAGTACAGATAAAAGAGTTGGTAATTTTAATGCTGTTGCTAACTCAGGGCGTTTAGAAACTGATGTTACCTTTTCTGAAATAGAACGCACTGGTTTAGTTTTATCTAACAATGATAAGCTGTATGTTAAAAATAGTGGATCGGTTGATCTAAATATTCAAGTCATGGGTTTTGAGGAGGGTTCTTAATGGGCAGAGTTCTCAAAACGTCTAGTGGCAGTGCATCTGGCACAGGGCTATCAACATCTGATGTAAATGCTTTAATAGAAGCAAAATCAAAATGGGAGTTTATAAAAAAGATTGAGATTAATACTTCTGTTAATTCATTAGAGCTATCTGATGGAATAGACTCTACCAAATATAATTCTTATTTATATGAGTTTGAAGATTTACGTCCATCATCAGCTCAGTATCCATACTGGCGTATTAAAAATTCTAATGGAGCTAATCACGATGTTACTTCATTTAATCACAGACATTCAACTAGCTACACATATACAACGGCAAGTAATCAAGCACAGTTTTATTCTAATAGCAGCAACCAATTTTCAACAAGTGATAGAGTAAATATTCAGGTTGAGATTAGTGATGTTGAAAATAAAATTTACGGATACATCAAAACTTCTATGTCAACTGTTGGAGGTTATTGGTATCAACATACAGACGGCAACTTTATCATTGATAAAAATAATATCACGCCAAGTGATTATGGGTCATTAGTTTACCTAAATGGATTACAGTCTGGCTCTGTGCGTATCTATGGTAAAAGAGCAAGGAGTGCTTAATGCCTTATATTCAGAAAAATCAAGAACTAATTGAAATTACAGAAGAAGAAGCAGCATCTATGCTAGCAGAAATAGAAACAGCTAATACTGCTATGCTTGAAACTTCAAATAGAGAAACTCGCAATGAGTTACTTGCAGAAAGCGATTGGACACAGATGCCTGATAGCCCATTAACAGATGAAGCTAAGACTTCTTGGGCTACCTATCGTACATCATTACGCAATCTTCCTACTCACGAAAATTGGCCCTCGCTTGAAGATGCTGATTGGCCTACACAACCTTGACACACATATAGGTATAGGCTACTATGAGTGACATCAAACTATCTCCAGAAGAACTAGAAGAGATGCTAGACAATGCAGCTAGTCGTGGTGCTAAAGAAGCACTGCGTTCTATTGGGCTACTCGATGATGATGCAGCTAAAGACATAATAGAGATGCGTAATCTAATAGAAGCGTGGCGAGATACACGTAGATCTATAAGATCAACCGTAGTAAAAATGACTACCGTTGGAGTCCTGACATTTATTGCAGGTGCGGTATGGATGACAATGGGTAAATAAGGGAATAGAGTATGGCAGAAGGTATTACTAGTAGTGGTCAGGTAGTAGACGCTATCACTGGAAATGTAGTAGACACATCTAGTGCTTCAGATAGTGGTGACTCAGGTAGTTCATCTAGCAATGCGAATGCTGCAAGAGAGTATGCAGCAGCAGCTTCTAGTAGAGCTAAAAAAAGACGCAAAAAAAGAAGAGCTAGGGCAGCCGCAGCAGCCGCAGCCGCAGCAGCCGCTGCAGCAGCAGAGGCAGCAGCTAATGCTGAGGGTGAAGGTGAGGACGAAGGAACAGATGGACAAACAGACGAGCTTGTTAGTACAGGTACAGGCGAAGAAGAAATTGCAACATTAGTTGCTAGTTATAATCATTATGTAGAAACAGGTGAAGATGATGGGGGAGGATTTATAGACCCATCTACAGGTTTACCGCCAGGTGCAGATAACGAAGCAGAAGCTTTCTTAATACGTACTGGTAATTTTAAGATGAATGTAGCTGATATGAGAGACATTCTTAGAAATACTAGTGCTGATTTAAAACAGTATTTTAAAGAAACCTACAGTCTTGATCCAACAGACCAAGAGGATGATTATTTATTTCAAGCAGCATCACAGATGCTTTATGGTGCGGTAGGTTCTAATGCTGATTCAAGAGATTTTGGTAAACTATTAGCTGTATCTAGATTCAGTGCAGATGCTTTTGTTCAAGCTATAGGCATAGCTAATACACAGCTTATGACAAGAGGTGTTGCAACAAGAGATGCAAACGGTAATCCAACAGGGTATGCCCCTGAAGCTGATTTAACATTTAGCGTCATCAAAGGGCAACCAATGGTGACAGGAGCAGGAGGATTTTTTGGCGGTATATACCCTAGAAGACTAGGTGCATTATGGATTGACCCTGAAGATATACAAGGAATTGTAGATGGAGATGTCTACGAAAATTATCAAAACTACTATACTAATTTCAGAGATCAATTTGACCATTTAAATGATTATGATTTTTTGAACCTAAAAGGTTTTCCAAAAGTTAATCCTACAGTTAATACTGTAACCAACAACACAGGCACTACATCTAATACTGCAGGTACAAACCAAGGTTTTACAGAAGTAAGTAGCGGTGGCACAACTGCAGGTACACAGTTCGATACTACAGTAGCTGCTCCTGTTGATTATACTACAAATAATGCAGTACAAACTTTTGATACTAGTCTTCCTTCACTAGGAAGTACAGATACTAATACGTATCCTCAAGAAGATGTAACAGGCACTTTTAATGTTGCAACACAAACTGGCAATCTTTCTGCTGTTCCTAGTAGCGTTACAACAGGGACTAACTACACAGGTACAAATTTAAATAATCTCACTAGTGCATCACAGGGTGCACAGGCTGTAGCTCAAGGTGTTTATGTAAACCAAGCTACAGGTCAGCAAATGCAGATGACAGAGATAAATGGTAAACCTATTGGGGTTATACCTCCAGGTTTTGATAAAGTTACTACTGCAGCACAGGGTGCATACATCAAGGGGTATGAGTCAGGCGGTTTAGTGGAAGCTGAAAAGGCTATGGCAGCTAAGTTTCTTGAGTTTGATCCGAATGGTGACTTAGAGAAATTTTTAGAAGCTAACCCTGCTGCTGCAGCTAAGATGGGTAAGTACCGCACAGCATTACGCAATAAGATGGTACAAAAAGGTACTGTATTTGCAAACACAGGTACGTTTGTTGACGCAGCACAAAATCTGTCTAATGTTTCTGGATTAAATCAATCTGGAGGTGACCCTTATCAAGAGCAATTAGCTGCAATGCAACGTGGCGCAATACAACAAACTATGCAGCCTACACAATCTCAAGTGTCAATGATAATGCCACAAGGTGCTGATTTTACCCCTACTGCTGCAGGACAGGCGTATGCTATAGCACCTTTTGCACAAGCGGCTACAGTACCATCAACGGCTCAGGCAGGTATGCCTGTACTTTCTGATGCAGGTACTATGACAACAACTGCTGTAACACCAACAGTACAGGGTGAGACTGCAAAACTAAGTGCGGAACAAGGTGTATTATCAGATGGTTCCAAGGTAGATGCACAACAACAATTTGCAACGTCTGTAACAGGATTAGAAGCTGCTCAAGGTACAGCTACTATGATGAACAATCCTGTACAAAGGCAGATAGAGTCTGACCCAGTTACAGGTGAGAGTGAGATAATATCTGGTGCAGCTAATGCAGAAACTGCTTCTAGGTTTACAGAACAGATACAGGCGGCTACAGCTACACCAAGTAAACAGGCAACAGTTGCAGGTCAGCTAGAAACATTAATGGCTGACTTTGAGGGTGGTGAGACACCTGCTTGGGCTGCAGGATCTATGCGTACAGCTATGCAGATGTTATCTGCTCGTGGTTTAGGTGCGTCTAGTCTTGCAGGTCAAGCTGTCATACAAGCTGCGATGGAAGCCGCTTTACCAATTGCACAAATGGATGCACAAGCTCAAGCTCAGTTTGAGATGGCTAATCTGTCAAACAGACAGCAAAGACAGATGCTCATGGCGCAGCAACGTGCTACATTCTTAGGTCAAGAGTTTGATCAAGCATTTCAAGCTCGTGTTCAAAATGCAGGACGTATTGCTGATATAGCTAATATGAACTTTAATGCTGAACAACAAGTGGCACTAGAAAATGCTCGTGCTGCTAACACCATGAACCTAAGCAACCTAACTAATAGACAAGCTATGGTTATGGCTGAAGCTGCTGCTTTATCTCAACTTGATATGGCAAACTTATCCAACAGACAACAGGCTGCTGTACAGAATGCAAACAGCTTTTTACAGATGGATATGGCTAACCTGACAAACGAGCAACAAACTTCTATATTTAAAGCCCAACAAAATATACAAGCTATGTTTACTGATGCTGCTGCTAACAATGCTGCTTCACAGTTTAATGCTACAAGTGAAAATCAAACTGATCAGTTCTTTGCGTCACTTGCTTCACAAGTATCTCAGTATAATGCTAGTCAGCAAAATGCTATGGACCAGTTCAATGTTAATAATGTTAACTCATTAAGACAGTTTAACTCTGAGATGCAACAACAACGTGATCTGTTCAATGCACAAAATGGTCTTGTAGTTGCACAGTCAAACGCACAGTGGAGACAAAACATTGCTACAATGAATACTGCAGCATTGAATGAAAGTTACGCTGAGTTTGCTCGTACTATCAATGGTCTTACAGAATTAAATATGAGTCAGATATGGCAACGTGAGCGTGATATTATGACATATGCTTTTCAAACAGCTAACAACAACGCTGACAGGGCTACTAGTATTGCAATACAAAACTTGCAAAACGAGGCTGCTAAAGATCAAGCTGCTGCTACTAAGAGTGCAGGATTTGCAAAAGCTGCAGGTGCAATAATTGGTGCTATCGTAACAGGATAATAACATGGATATAAAGTATAAAATAGATTGGGTTCCTGAAGCTAAAAAGCAAAGACAGCTTATGACACAGAAAGAACCGACAGGTATAGGCTCTAAGTCAGAAGAGGTGCAAGACACAGATCAGGGTTTCTATCAAACCATGTACGACACACTAAAAGAATATTTTTCAGACAATGAAGAAGCTGATAAAGTACTTACATCTAAAGAAATAGACAGAGATGCTATTACGATGGAAGCTTTAAATGAATTTGATTCTCTTGAAAGAATCCTTACACCTGAAGATCAAGAGACTCCTCAATTAGATTTCTTTTTAGGTGAAGATATAGAAGCTCAAGACCAATTAGTAGACAAGACAGGTTTGTTTTATAAACAAGCAACTGAAAGCACACAAGAGGTAAATATACCAAATGAAAAAAATAGTAGTGACTCTAATGATTCTAATGATTCTAATGAGATGCAGTCAGCCAACGGGAAAGTAACTGACCTCCTAAATTTTATAGGTGAAGGTGAGGGAGGTTATGAATCTGCTCATAGTGGAACTATAGGTGGTGTAATACAAAACTCTACTAGCTCAACAACTAGAGATGGTAAAAAACTAACAGAGCTTACTATAGGTGAGATAAAAGAGTATATGAAGCTAGACATAAAAGATAAAGATAGGCTTTTTGCTGTAGGTAAATTTCAGTTTATACCAGATACATTTAATCTAGTTGTTGAAAAAATGGATTTATCTGATGATAAAGTTTTTACACCAGAGTTACAGGAAGAGATGGGTACATATTTATTGACAGATAAAGTAGGAAGAAAACTACAAACTTGGCTATATCAAGATGATACCACTATTAAAAAATCAAATGTTAATGAGGCTATGTTAGCATTAGCAAAAGAGTTTGCTTCAGTACCAGTACCTTTTGACATTCCAAAAAATCCAAACCCCACTCCTAAAAATCCTTGGCCTAAAGTTGATTTAAAAGCAGGAGATTCCTATTATAAAGAGGTTGCAAAAGGTGGCAACTCCGCACAACATACTATTGAAGAAACAAAAGATATGTTGATGAAAGTAAAAGGCACTCTTAAAATGAAAGGGCAGGTAACAGAGTCAATGCGTCCTAGAATAAAACCTGCAGGAACAATGGAAAGGCCACCACTATAATGTTTGGACTCCCTCTAGAACTAATCACCATGTTATTCTCCACTGTACTAGGTGGAGTGATGTCAATATGGGGTCAGTCTATGAAGAATAAGCAGTTGCAGCAAGAGATGCTTATGCAACGTGCAGAGTTCAACCGTAGTGCTGTAGCTGATGCAAGAGATGCAGGTAAGACTGACAAGCACTTTGCATGGACACGTAGACTTATAGCTTTATCTGCTGTGTTCTCTATAATTGTATTGCCAAAGTTAGTTGCAGTATGGTATCCTGAAGTAAGTGTGTATGTAGGATACACTGAGGCTACTGGTGGTTTCTTTAGTTGGATGTTTGGACCAGATGAAGCTATCAAGTGGAAGATGGCTCAAGGCTTTGTAATCACACCACTAGACACACACATCGTATCAGCCATTGTAGGATTATACTTTGGCGCAGGATTTACAAAATAGGATAAAATAAAATGGCATCATTTCTTGAAGCACCTATACCGGGTCAGTCATTAACTGATCAACCTAAGAACTGGCCTTGGGAGAATCCTCCTGAGATGGCAGACACTGAGGATGCTACACGTTTTTATATAAACCAATTGGCTGACGATGATGTTATGGATGATTTATCCGTACTCTTTGGTGGCGGTATGCCTGTAGCACCTTTTGTAAAAACACTACTTACTACAGGAGTTATGAATGGCAGACATTCTATAGATGTAAGTATTATAATTGCTCCTGTAATTCACGCATTCATAAAAGCTGCTATGACAAGTTATGGTATAGAAGTACGAGATGATGTTGTAAGTCCTGAAGAAGAGATAAAAGAAAAAGAGAAGCAGAGACTACAAACTGCAATAGAATTAGCAATGGCTGATATGGACAAAGATAGTGAAGATCCTGGCGTTGCTTTACTGCAAGAGATTCAGTCAACCTTGAATGATGAAACAGTAGAGGCAGTTGCAGATGAAGGAATGGAAGTAAGCGAACCTGCTGAACCCAAAGGTTTAATGGCGAAGGAGGTTTAAGATGGGATTTGATTGGATGGCCTTTGCTGAAGGTTTTATGGAAACTGCTGCAGAGAATATAAAAGATAAAAAAGTAGAAGCTCGTAGATACCAAATGGAGCAAGAGGAGTTAGCAAAACGTAACCTTGTTAAGGTATCTCAGAGAAATGCTACTGTAAATAAAGTTATGGGCCTAACTAAAATGCTTTCTGATAATGGAGCATCTACTGCTCAGATCCAAGCTGCTATTGCCTCTGGTCCTAATGCTCTTGCAGAGTTTGCAGTAAAAGTACAAGAGGCTGTTGCTGCACAAAATGGTAAACCTCTACAAGACAATGAAATAGAAACAATCATACGTATGCCAAAAGACTTTAGTCCTGTGGATATGCAGCTAGAAGATTATGTACGTAAATCTTATGGATACTTTACACCTAACAAAGGTGTTGGTGAAAAAGCAGATGTAGGTTTTTGGGATCGCTTAAGTGGTGATGCTGCAATGATGCGAACAAAATCTAAACTAGATAGTAGTGTTATGTATGATGGATACACGGCTGCTGATATAAATGAGTTAGCTGCACAAAGTGATTACCAAGCTGTCATACCTTCTACGTTTGCTACGTTTGCAGACTTTAAGCGTTTTGATAATGATGCACGTATGGATGTAGAGCGTGATATTGCAACTAAAATGAGTACGTTAATGGATACTGATCCAGACTACAAAGCGGCATATGATATATTAGGAGATATATCACCCACTTCACCTATTGAAGAAGATATAGCTAAACGTAACGCTGCGCTAAAAATAGTTAAAGATAAACATGCTCAAAACTTTGGTTCTATCTTTGATCAGGCTATTACAACATATGGCACTCAAGCTATCACAGGCTTAGAAGACTTAATGCGAGTTCATATGGGTGATGACTACTACGATAGCTTAACTGGGGATGTATCTAGTGCTTTAGTTGAAGACAGTACTACACTATTGTCAGAAACTTCTGAAGTAAAAAAGACTGAAGTAGTGAAAAAAGGTAATCAGGTTACTATGTCTAACCCAGAAGTATTTGCTGATGAAGATGGTAACGCTATAGAAATTACTTTTGATACAGATGAAAACGGAAACGTTGTATCAGCTAATGCAGGTGGTACAGAGTTTAATCAAGAAGATGCACAGTTTTTGTATAATGATTTAACTGTAGAAGCACCTGAACCTGTAGAGCCAGAGGAAGCATCTTCTGAAGAAGGGTCTGACATTAAAAAAGCATTTGCTCCCTTTGCTACAGAAGCTGAGATAACTAGCTTATCAGATGCGTCTTTTCCAAATGATGCAGAGATTGCAGGGGAAGGACCAATGCCACAGGTACAGGATCAAGAACCTAACGTAGATGGTCCAACAGATAGTGCCTTACCTCAATCGGGCTTTGATAGTGCAGCAATTGGTTCTGGACAGAAAGAAGACACAGAAGAGGAAGAACCTTCAGGTTTAATGAGTAAGCGTCCTAAGCCACGCCCTGAGTTAAGCTTAAGACAAAAAACAATGGAACGGTTTGGGGTTACCTCAGAAGATATAAAAGAGGGTATGGACACAGGTAGTATAACAGAGTTAGACTTGCAACTTCTAAACGAAGAGGGTGATGACATCTATGAATACATCGTAGAAAATGCAGGTGGTGAAACTCTTGACGATACTCAGTTATACTATCAGCTTTCCAGATGGGCAGATGAAAACAACAAACGTTTACCATTCAATATGAACTTCTTAATCTTTATGTTAAAAAAGGCATTAGCAGATGAATGAAGCACTACAAAGCTTTTATGATAAATATAAAGTATCTGACACTCTAGACTCAGAACCTGATGTAGTAGATGCCAATTCTTTTAGAACTAAGTACTCTGTAGCT